ACAATAGCTTCTAATGCGTCTTGTATCTCACGTATTTGATTACGAGTCTCGTCTATTTCCGATTTGGAAGCTTCGGCCAATGATCCAGGCTCTTGTTGTATTTCGCCTATAACAGCAGGCTTTTCTTCGGTCTTAACTGGTGTTTGTTGATACGGCTCATTTGTAGCTGGAGGTTCACCTGGTATATCAACAGCTAAAGGTAATAATGAATCATGTGCTTGTTGGTATACATGAGCATCAGCAGCACTAGGGGCATTAGCTGCAGCCCAAGATAAAGCAGCTATAGAGTCTTTAACGCTTAATCCTTTTAAGTCGTTAACCGTTAATATAGGTTCTGATTTTAATGGTGTTAGATAAGAACCAGGAGTTACTGTAGAAAGTATAACAGGACCTGACGGGGTTTCTGGAGTAGGAATCTCTGCAGCTGGAGTTACAGGTCTTTCTGCGGAAGGTAGTTCTTTAGTTAATGGTAATACTTCTAATTCTTGTCCTGTAGGTCTTACCGATTCTCCATCAGGCAACAACCCTAGGTTCATTATAATACCACTAGCCAAAGTTCCAATCTGTCTAGCTAACACAGCAGATTTTTGAGCTCTTGTAGACTTAGGGTCATTTAAAACCTTTTTGACTTCTGGTGTTTGATTAGCTGCCGATACGTATGACATAACAGCAAATCCAGATTTTAACGTATATAGTACACCAGCAGCTACAGGATATGTTATAGCAGCAGCAGCTAGTTCAGGTAATAAAGCAGCAGCCGTAACAGCTGCAGGGCTAGTCAAATCTTCAACTAAAGGCTTAATGCCATTCCATGCCCCACCTAATACTTGAGGGTCTAATACACCCCATTCAGGATGACTAGGCAGGTCTTTAGGAGCATCTGGCAAAACCATCATAGGTTTTGTTAATGACTGAAAAAACTTGTTAAATTGTATAGGTGGTAAAGCTTTATTAAATTCACCGCTATATGCAGGACCACCATCGCTAGGATGTGTGTATTGCAATGTCCATGCAGGTAACTCCGCATTGCGTTTAACTGTTTCATCTACCCCTATATTTTTACCTATAGCATCATATAATTGTTCTGATGTATGATTAGTACCTGGTAAATGTAGATAGTCTTGCGCGTATACCTCTTTTACGGCATCAGGATTCCTATCAATAAACTCCTGTGGAAGTCCTTGTAGCTTTGTTGCTATATAAGAATTAACTATAGCTTCTTTGTTTAAAGCTGGGTCACCAGGCAAATGACTTACCCCACTAAATTTATCTATCCAATTAATGCCACGCGAAGATTGCGTAGGTAAAGGCGATGGTTTTACTGGTGTCTTTACATCATCAGTAATATCGGTTGGTTGGCTTGATGGTACTATTACGTAATCATCTTCCTTATTAACTGTTGGTACAGCTAAGTTAGCCTGGTTTGTATCAGTAGCCATTTTACTTAGTTATTATTGTACCTTGATATTCGTATCTTGTGCCTCTAGGTAAATCTTTAATTTGATCTGGGTTTTCAATACGAACAACTTTTGCTGCAGCCTGTTTTAATCCTAAAGCCTGTCTTGTTTGTTCCATCATGTAATTTTTATTAATGGATTTCCAAAACTCATCTACTTTAGTTCTATCTGCTGCAGCATTTGCATTAGCTGGATTGTCAGCCCAAGTTCTTATTAAATCGTTTAATTGATCTGTATGTTCTTTTTTGGCGTTACTAATCATAGTAGGTGTTGTTCCTACTCCAAAATCGGCCTCAAACTGTTCTTTGTTTGTAGCATATAATTTCTTTAATGCTGCGTAATCTCCAGCAAATTTACCTTGTCTATAAATTGTTTTAGATTGGCCATTCCATATTGTGGCAAGTCTATCCATTACGCCATTATAAGGTATTTCATCTTCTTTAATAGCTAATGGTAGAATCAATGGATCTTCCAATGCTCGTTTAGCTTTAGTATAAAGATAAGTTTTATTGTCTCTAATAGCTCTAGCTTGGGCAGTTGCTTCTTCTTTACTTGGTTGTTTAGCTTTATTGTAAAGATCGTCCATGAATTTAGCGGTTTCTGCTTGTTCTAATGGATTTTCAATAAGTCCTAATTCATCATATAGAAGCTTATGAATTTGATCATTATCAGGATTACCTGGTTTGATGAACATTAACGCAGATGCTTTAAGGTCATTTTTAATCTGTGTTTGAAATGCTTTATCTTGTTGTTTAATTGCACGTATTGCTGTTTCAGCATACCTAGAAGATATGTCCATATTATCTGCTTTTTTCTGCACGTAAGCTATCTTACCATCTGCTGTCATAGAAGTCATTTTAGATAAGTCTTCTGGTATATCTCTTTGATTTAAGTTCTGTTTATTTATAAATTTTACTCGTGCTTCATTTTCAATAGATATACGATTCTGTCCTTTAAATTGCGGAAGCCATGTAGGATTACCGTCTTTGTCTTTTTCTTGTAGTTTCTTCCATGCCTCAATTGGGTTATTAACAACAGCTTGATCAAGTTGTCCTTTGCCTATAACCATAGGTGCTTCCATTATCTTTTGATTGTATTCTGCTTGATCTATTATACCGGTATTTTTCATTTCAAGTAACCCGGCGTAATATTTCTCTGATGCATCTTTTTCTCCGAGAGAGTTTACAGCTTTACTCATACCGTATAGTATAGCCCTACCGGTATCTGTTACGTTTCTTTTGTTGGCAGCAGTTCTAATGTTAATGTCTGTTGCTGTTTGGGAACGTTCTAACATATTCCTTATTTGATTCCTTACGTCTGGACCATATGTAGGATTAGACATTAATCCGTCTTGAAACTGTTTAAAGTTAGCTTTGTAGATACCAGACCATTCACTTGGGTTTGGGTGCTTTAAAACCTCTTCTTGTTGTTTTTCGTTAAAATCAATAACCGCATTGTCTGCTTCTGCTAAATGCTTGGTGTTTTGTATATCCTGTAGTTTGTTGCTTACTTGGCTGAATAAAGAAGCCACGTCTTGTCCTGCGCCGGATACTAGCTGTCCTTGTGCTATTGCCTGTCTGCGAAATGCCGATGGGTCTATTTTAACACCAGTGGCCTGCGTTTGTACTTCTGTTCCAGAAACAATATCTAAAGGCATAAATTATTAATATAGTCCGGGACTATAAATTGATTGTTGCATGGTTCTTAAGTTAGATATGCCAGACAAGTCTCCAGCTTGAGCAACACTAGGAGCTACAGATCCCGCACTTCCTAAACCACTGAAAGCTCCACCCATTCCTGCTGCAAATAGAGTTCCAGCTATTCTTGCGCCGCCATCAAACAAAGCTTGTCTACCAGCAGCTCTATCTGCCTCAGCTTGAGCCATTCCTTCTGCCCGTGTAATAGCTGCCTGACTATAAAGCTGTTGCTGCTTTTGTTGGCTATCAACGTATTGTTGTTGGATGCGCTGTTCCATTAACCCAGCATCTGTTATTTGTGCGTGTAAGGCTGAACCTGATGTAGCTAGTACGCCAGCATTAGCATACGTAGCAGCTTGCCGAGAGAGATAGATTTCGTTCTGGGCTCTTTCTGTCCTTATGTTCTCTAAAGTATTAAGATCAAGCTGTGTGGCCTGTGCTTTATCAACATTAGCGTTATGATCTGCTGTAGCCATTGCTACGTCAGCAGCCTTCCTGTCAGCTTTATTTTGGCTTACAGCGCTAATGCCAGTGGCTACGGCTGAAGCTCCTGCAAAGATTGCTGGTAATGCTGGTGCTATAGGCATGATGGACGGCTCTTTCCGTAGGTTAAATGGGGTACTCCTTGCAAATCCTGATAGCCTTTCTTGGCCATGATTCTGGCTTCCCCACTATTAGGTTTAACAAATGATAGGACACATGGACTTCCATTATCCCATGCTAACTTCTCCAATGCCTCGTACAGCCCTTTTACGGCCTCTACAAGGGCTTTATTTAGCTTGGCAATAGGATTGGTCGTTGTGAACTCTATAACGCTTATACCGCCAATACAGCAGTAAAGGAAGCTAATGGCTATAGGTAGGTTGTCTACTTCGGCCACTAAGCCCGTAGATGGTAAAAAAACCTCAGGAGGCACAACTGGGGAGTTATGTCCTTCTAACCATGATTTAAGCATGGGATAGTCTAATTCGTTGTTGTAAGCTCTGATTGTCATGGAGTTGCTATCACATCGTACTTAATAATTAGGGCAATAACGGTCAACGGTAATGCGTCACTACCCGTTACTATAATAGTCGGATCCGTATCAGGGGTCAGATTAAGTTGAGGGGTAATACGTATATCTGTCGGGGTTATTATAAGATTCTGTTGAGGGGTAGCAAAGGGGTTATTGGTTGTATTATAAGGAATAGGAACAGCTTGTGGCAGTCCTACGCCCGTATAACTATTAGCTATCATACCACCTAAGCTATTATACACCCTTATCCATACGTCGCTCACTTGCTTTATAAGCCCTTGGGTATTGCCCTGTCTTTGGTCTGCGTCATAACGCATAGCCTGTGCTTCGTAAGTTATAGGTAGTCCTACCTGTACTATAGATGGACCGCTAGATGGGGCATTAGGTATAACTATATTGCCATACCCTGCGTCTCCAGAAACTCCTAACCCCACTTGAAGAGGCCCAAAAGCGTACCCGTCTGCAAGACCCACCACATACCTACCAGCAAGATGATCCAAGCCTGTAATAGTGGATGAACCTGGAGATGTGACGGTGATTCCTGAATCCACGTAAAAGGCATCAGCGACAATAGCTTGAGGGCCAGTTGGTGCAGGATAGTAGGTTTGTTCCCAGTTGGTTGGGTTGATTCGTTCGATAAATCGTTGTCCGTAGGCATAAGGATCTACAGCTTGCCAGTTGGTTGTATCTACATTAGGGGTTGTAGAGCTTAACACGGAGTAATTAGGACTAGGGGATATACACAAGTAATGATTGCCATTATAGCTTACCGTTGTGTTAAACGCATATACTGTCCTTTGGCTATAATAACGTGTACTAGCATTCCATGCTGGAAATGAGGCATACCTATTAGCCACTACCCATACTTCGTCATCTTCCGCGCCTGAGCCAAATAAGGTGGCTACAGACTCAAATCCTATGTCAGGGTGAGCACTATCAGGGTTATTAATGTTTTGTCCTGTAATGTGCCTATGCCAGCCAAATACGTTCTGATCCATTTCGTACGTCATTCCGCATAGCTGTCCTTGTTGCGTTATAGCCCATAATTCTGGCTGACCATGCCATTGCTGCTGGTAGTCTAATTGAGCTATTCCTGAGTTAAATAAATGGCCACTATACGTCGTTAGGCTCTGGCTCATGTATTTCTCCGTATATACCGAGAATAGCATTTGCCTTATCTGATTAGCCTGACGTTGAGTAAAGAGGATAGCATCGCCTACTACTAAAGGATTAACCCCATATATAGAACCATACGTGGAATGCTCTACCGCTTGTATAGACGTAGGAGTTATTGTACCACCTATGCTACCGCCTGTTGTAGCACCACTACCCGATATAACCCATTCAGCTCCAGAGAAGCCTGCAAACAAGTTATTCTGGGCACATAGCCATACTATAGATCCACGGCTAGGGGCATTAAGATCAAACGCAAAAGCATCCGTAGCTAACGTCTGATCTCCTAAAGAGAAGTTTTCGATGTCGTTGGTGACTGTACCCCATATACGCTGAGGCTCATAGGCTGTTGCTGCGTATACAATCCTCTGTTGATAAGAGGTGATGGCTTGTGGGTATCCACGATAGTCTGACCAAGCCCCTTCCGACCAGAACTCGGTTGTCGGGCCATTAGGAGTCCAGTTGCCTGGGTTGTTGGGCGGAGTATCCCCACCCGTGATTGAGAGCGTGCAGGTATAATTAGTCGTGCCATAAGATACTACGTTTCCAGCCGAATAGCTTGTGCTTACACTCCACGTTGGAGCTAAAGGAGCATTATCGTAAAGCTCTTGTATTACTTGTGCTGTAGCATGGTAACCATCTGTTACCGCCGTAATCTGTACTAATCCGTACAAATACGCATCTACGCATTCAAATACGATACGTGGTACAGAAGCACCAGGAGTTGTAGGATTAGCAGATTGTAATACATTAATGCGGTAAAGTCCTGTAACTTCAGCCGTACCTGTAATATCTACGTTCCTATCTTGCTTCCCTGTTATGGTACGTACTGCGTCCCAAGTAACACCGCCATCTAAAGATCTTTCTATAGCAAAGGTAGCACTCCATACGCCATACGTGTGTACTTCCCAATTACCTAAAGACTGTATAGGGTTAGAAGGTCCTGTAGCAAAAGCTAATGACGTAGACGGAGCATCTACTTCAACTGTTGCTGAGGAACGTAAAGACGCTATTTGCCAATAACTGTTTACGTGTTGTGAATTAAATATGTTTACTGCTACCCAATAACCTAAAGCCAAATCTGAAGCAAATACGCTGGATACATGGCTTACCACGCAGTTATAGATAACACCCGTATCTAAAACGCTATTGCCTGCCGTATAATAATTGCCCGTTACCCAAGCTGGCGCATTAGCCGTTATATTTATTGATCCTGTATTACTGCTACATGTAAGCGTAGTATTAGTCGCATTTTGATCTAATAACGCAGGAGTTAAGAACTGTACCTGTTGGAATGTCCAATTAGTATCTGTTATGCGTGTAAGCTTATAAACAGGGTAATTGGGATGCGTGAAATACATCACGTCATTAATCTGACATACTTGTAACTGCCATATGTCTGTAGACCAGTTATTACCACCTGCTGGGTATTCCGCGTTATAAGGCGTAGGTACTTCTAATATGCTTTGTTGTATCCAACGTGGATAATCGGATGCAGGATTACCAGAGCCTGAATTACCTACAACTGTGTTATAATAAAATAGTCCGCTATAAGTAACAAACTGTCCTGCTGGATAGTTAGTAAATGTAGCATACGTAGGAGCTGACGTTATATTGACCTGTTGTCCGTTAGAATAGAAACGAATGTACTGATGCCCTACCTCAAGTATAAAAGTAGTGCTAGGGCTATAGATAAACTTAATAAGCCTAACGCCGTACTCTTGCGTTGGTGTATTGCCCGTTTTACAAGCATCAATGTACTGCGTGCCAGGTCTACGTGTTAATGGCCCCTGTTTTAAAGGGATCATATTCTGTATATGACGGCTCGCTGAACGATACTTCTCCTGATCTATACGTGCGTCTAGTCTAGGACTAAACTCACCGCCAGTGAAGCTAACTTGGCTGTCAATTGTTTTAGCCATTTGTAAAATACCAACGTGATGCTACAAAGCGTGATGAATTGATTGGTTGGAAACGATTTGGCATCTTTTCGCCAGCGTTCTTAGTGATAGCTTGTCCCAACGCTTGTTTGTAAATAGCAAGCATAGAAGCTTCTGTTTGTCCGCCATCTTGACGTAAAGGCGTAGCAATCATTGATGCTAGCTTGTATGTAACACAGTCTGCAAATAAAGGATCCCATCTAGTCGTATCCTGATCGTTTGATACGTACTTAATAGATGTCTGTTGAGTGTTCGTATAAATAAACTGACCCATGATCTCATACTCATCTGAGCCCATATTACCATATCCATAATCTTCGTCAGTATTGGCATTTATTGAATCAAGTAATATAAAGTCAGTAGGCAAAGCGAAAGCATAAGGCCAACCAGAAGGATAAGTGGCGGAACTTGGGTAGCCTCCGAACGCGTTGTAATCTGGGTAGTCCGCTTGTACAAGAGCACCCGTAGTGAGGTCATTAGTAAAATTACCCGTGGATGTGTATGCGTACTCAGTGGTATAAATAGCGTTCCCATACGATAGGTATACGTTTGCTGCGTATGATGTATAAGGAGCCCAAGGAATAGATACAGGTGTGCCTCCTTGCTGCGGTAGAGGTTCTTGTGGCACTTCCGTTAATACGGCCGTTCTAACTAAGCAATTCCAGCGTGTTGCACGAGCTACCGTCTCAAATGCAAGCTGATAATTATTGTTACAAGCAATAGCCGAAGCATTGCTCAAATCAGTTAATGACTGAATAGCCTGAGCTCCTATCTTGGATAAGGCTAAGTTCGCAATGTCTGTCGGTGATAATGTTGAAAACATGGAAAGAGAAAAACCCCATAGCTACGTCGCCACAACGCAACTATGGGGCAGGTTTTAATTACGTCAAACCACTAACCCAATTAGTTATTGGCGATTGTATCGAAGCGGAAGGCGATTGTAGCACCTGCTGCTGGAGTGACCAGAGTAGATACTAAAGCCTGTAACCAGCAGTCTTCTGATACGTAGTAGTTTGTCTGACCGTTCAGATTACCACCGTTAGCAGAAACATTAGCGTTAGCTGATGCAATGCTTACAGCAGTTGAATAGCGTGAGCTATTAGCAACCCAGTGAGTTGAATCTGAGTGAGGAGCAGTCGAACCACTTACGGCAGAGATACATGTATATGTTGCATAAGCTGGAGTAGCTGTTGCATCTAATACTACTGCACCTACTGCATACGAAGTGCCTGATACCCAAGTTGGAGCTTGGATTACGACGTTCGTATTTGGGAGGACCATTGGATTTACGATAGGTAAAGTTGTTACTAAACCTTGATCGTTATCGCCTATTGCTACGGTAAATGTCGCACCAGGAGCTGTTGCACCTGTTGAAATATGACCGTTAGGGTCAAGAGATTGACCCGAGTTTAACAATGCAATGTTGATGATGTCGCCAGCAGCTTCATTACCTGTCATTGTGTAGACAGCTGTGATTTTGCTTAGACCTTCAAGCGTTGGATTGTTTTGTGTGCCAGGTTGAGGAGTTAACATTCCAAGACCTGATTGGCCTGGGAAGTTTACGCCTTGTTGCTGATTTGTTGCTACGTCTGTGTACCAGATAGCCATGTTAGTTATCTCCTATGTTAAGGGTTAAACGGATTCGTCGCAATTTACTTGGACTACACCCTTTTCTTCCATACGAGTCGCATCCATTAAGAGCGCAGTGCGAACTTGGATTGCATGACTTTGCATTGGTAGAATGTCGATGTGTGTGCGTACATCTTCGCCGATACCCATTAAGAGGAAATCTTTTTGGTAAGCAACGCAGGTACGGATTGTGGATGAACCAGATTGGAAAGGAACCAACTGGGTACGTACAAAATGGAAGCCCATGAAGTCACGGATTGTTCCATCACGTAGTGCGCGTACGTCATTATAAAGAACTGAGTTAACTTGATCTACGTTTGTGATTAAGTTGTTTAATTCTTTTGCTGCGTATACGAATACACGGCCTTCTTCTTTGACGTCATTTGAGTCAAGAATGTATGAAGCCTGTGTTAACTTAGCAAGTTGTAGACCTGAGTTAGCAGATCCTGAACCGTAGGTTACGCCAACTGTTTGCGAGGATGGCAGCGTTGTAGCTGTTGTTCCTTGTGCACCAGTGTAGTTAGTACCTAAGAGAGCATTGATAGCAATGATGTCTTTTTGACGGTTAGCCGCAATAGCGTGTTGTTTAGCTGTTGGGCTTTGTGGGTCAGGAAGCTGACCAAGGAGGATATGATCAAAGTAGTCGATCCATGTCGTCTTGTCATAAGGACGAGGACGTACCCAACGGAAGAATGTTGGAATATCGGAAGGTTCGCTCTTTTGAGCACGAGCTGTAATCTGACGCATTGCATAAGATTGGTCACCAATCTGATCGTAGCGTTTTTGATTACCGTTTACATTGTCGGACATATACATCCCTGCAAGGCGGTGATCGGTTTGCTGCGCCATAATTTCGCGCCAGTTATCATCGAACGCCGTCTCGTAATGGGGAGGTAGTGAGAATATTGCACCAGCCATGAGAGTAAGGAATTATTGAGTTAATGCACGGCGGAAGCCGTACGTTGGTTGTACGTTCGCTCCTCGGTTGTCCCGTACGGGATCGATCATCGAACACTATTGTTCGACAAATGATCGGGTCAGCTTACGCTGGTTATCCTCTGTTCGTCTGTGGGCATAAAAAAAGCACCTGACGATTAAGTCAAGTGCTTAGTTATGAGGAACTATGAGAACAAATTATAGTGCTGTCGTACGACTTGCTTCATTCCAAGTTGTTCCGTCTGAACAGAATGTAACTAGAATAGCCTTAGAAGCTGTTCCTGTGACTGTTCCTGTAGTACGGAAACCTGTTGAAAAGGTAATTGTACGTGCCCCAGAAGCATCATTGTTGATCTGTATAACTAAACGAGCTCCTGCTTGTGGTACGTATGCTGCCGTAATGGTAGCATTTCCTACTGCTGAAGTCGTGTTAATTGCTACGAAACGAGAGAATTGCAGGGTTGGTGCAAGCTCAATAGATGATGCGTAGGTTGGTGCAATGCCTGTAGTGCCTTGACCTGGTGCTGTTACTCCAGAACCTGTGATTTGAGCTACGAAGTCTGGGTTTGGTGAGAATGCTGTATTTACGGCCATGATGTTTTATAAGTTGGGGGACGAGGGCTAACTTAGGAGATGCTCAGGTATTGTCAATGCCTCTCCGCTTATTACACCATTGATGTCTCGTAAACGACCACAGATGAACTGATTACCTTGATAAATAAATTTCTCACCCCATGACTCGGATACATGGATTATGCTTCCTACAGGGGCAATAGATTCAGATTTAGGACCAGAACCCACTACTACACATCTAAAGTGCGTACGAAGGTCTTGGCGGTAATTAGGTGGGATAATTAACATCCCTTGCTTGTTGGTCTCTTCTACGGGTCTAGCTATCAGTTTGTCGCCTAATGGGCGTGGAACTTTTATTTTCATTTAGCTTTTGCTGCTGCTAGCTTACGCCATTGGTTGACAGTTTCCTTAGCCATCTTGTTTTGAGGATGTTGAGCATCCCAATAAGGTGCATATAAGGGGTTAGCTTTGTTAGATGTAGCGTCTTTAGCTAATGCCGCAGGGTCGCCACCTAGGCTGTTCTTAGCCTCACCTGATACAAACTTGTCCTCAGATGTGGATAGAGCATGTCTCATAGCCATTAGGAAGACATTACTGTTCTTCATAAGGGTTTGGACGTCGGGATTCTGTAAATCAAGCCCAAGCTTTTGAGCTCCACGTTCAGCTAACTCTTGAGCCTTAGTTAAAGGTATATTCTCAAGTTTTAATGTCTGTACGAGGTTCTCTTGCTGTTTAGCAAAGAATGCACGTTCATAATCCTGCTGAGCTAGTAATTGCTTCTGTAACTCTGCCGTTTGTAAGGCAACTAAGTCCTTAAGCATAGCTGGAGGTGCGGAATACTTATGAGCTATTTCTGCTGCACCCTTAGCTAGACCATCATTCCAAAGCTCGTTAGATATATTTTCAGGCTTAACTATACCATAGTCCTTAGGGTCTTTTGGTACGCCGTTAATAGAATCTAATAAGCCCTTACGTTCTGCCACCATTTCTGGTGTAGCATTTGGTGGGAGTGGTCCTAAAGCCTTTTTACCTACTAGAGTCTGTTGATTACCCATTACGGTAAACACATCATCTAAGCTCTTTTGACGGGCTAATGTAGGTTTTAAAGCTGCTAAATGGTCAGGTAGATTATCTAACGCTTTATGATTTAATGTACCATCGGCGTTAATAAGAGTTTTGTAATATGGCTCTTTAACCGCAGATGCCGTAGATGCTTGTGTAGAGGGCGTATTTGCCTCAATAGGGGTAGGGGCTAGGTCTAACGCTGGAGCTGATCCTCCGCCTGCTGGTTCTATTCCCGTGATCGAATCAAATAGTGGCGAATGTGGAAACATGATTAGTCAGTTTGGGATTGGGTAATAGGTTCTTTAGAATAACGCTCTTCACGTTCTGCAAACATAGCGTATGCTAATTGGAAAGCCATTGAGCTACAGTCTTTGTAGTCTTGCTCACGAGAAAAGTCATACTTTTCACGGAAAGCTACCATAGCTTTAATTGCTGCTTGATCTATAAAATCGCGTTTGTCGTCGCTCATAAGTCTTCGTCTCCTTCTACTCCAGGTTGATAGTTAACTGCTTCTTCAGATAAGAATGTCATATGTGTAGCACGGGAAGCTATAATGCCGTCCTCTTGGCTAATAATACGTGCACCCTGAGTAATTGGTCCTTTAGTCCATGACTTAGCACCAACTTTAATCTCCTCTAGGTTGTCGTCGTCTGAGTTACGGTTATCTACTATTTCTACTAATTTGCGACGAACAGCAGCACGTACAGGTTCACCTTTACTGTCTAGCTTAACGCCATAACGAATATAGGCATCCTTTGGATAATACTTAAATAGCCACTCAACAAGAGCTGGTGTAGCATCACCCAAGTTTGGATCCATCTTTGGACGTGGTGGGATATTAGCCTTAGGCTCATCTCTCTTTTCTCCTTTAACACTCATCGTGCGGATAGTACGGCCAGAAGTATGTGTACCTTCTCCGTCTGCACCAATGACTGTTAATATTTGTGAGCGATACTTGATTGAGGTTTCTTTATTCTCAAATTCAAGATGCTTAGCTTCTTCGTCGTAATGACCAAGAACCGTTTGCTTACCTTTATAGTTTCTGACGATTTTACCATCCTCCATTAATTCAAATGGAGAACTTTTTGTGGCATCTGACATATTTACCTTTTAGTTATGGGTTGTGGCTTTGGCTCCCGAACTTTTGTAGAAAGCTCTAGTTGCCTTTTAATAATCTTTAAAACTGATTGTGCTCCGTCTCGATGTATACCAGCAGCTATCATAGCTATGCCGTCTCTGGCTTCACCAAAACGAAAACAATTACCATCATCGCCTGCACACTTATCTAGGTGGTCAAGGACAATAGACTGAGCTTCTGATCTGTAGCCTGGCATACCAAACACTTGTACAAAAGCATTTGCTATACGACCATGTTCTACACGAGCTGTTACTAAGGAATCGGGTAATTCAGTATCTAATGTTTTGGTCATTGAGGTTGTGGTTGCATTGCGTTCTTAGCTGCATCTTGCACGAAATCAGGCGCACCGCCTAATCCCTTGCTTGCTTTGCCAAGCTGTTCGGCGGCTTGTAAGGCTTGTTGTTGCTGCTGTAACTTCATGCGTTGTTGACGTAAAATCATCATGGATCTCATATCGCGCAATAATTCCGCAGACATACCTGCGTTACGTGAATAGTCGCGTACGATCTTATCCATATCAAAGTTGTCAGCAACCTCTGGCTTAACGGCTATTAGTTGCTGTAAAAATTGGAAAGTCTGCTCAATGCCACGATTCTGTAGGGCTTTAAGAGCAAGACTGATACGGCTGGTAATTGTGATCTCAGGTAAAGCTAGACCACGTTTGTTATTGCCTGAATCTACAAGAAGAGAATCGGGAGGAGTACCAAACTTGCCTGCACGGTACAGAATGCCAAAAACTCTACGAAGTAGAGGGTTGAGGAACTCAGTGACCCTTCGATCAAATACTGGTGTGAATTGTTCAAGCTTTTCAGCGAGTCTTTGTGAGATTTCATAAGCGGTCATACGCTTGTCTAACAAAGGATCGGACGCAAGCATCTTGAACATATTAACGAAGAAGGCGTCATTAATCATCTCCTTTTTAGAGTTAACTAACTCCATACCTAGTTTATAATCGCCTACTGATGCCCATTCCATAGGCTTACCATTAGGGTCATTACTATCCCAAGTCGTTATACCACCAGCTCTTAGGTCAACATCGCCTTCAAGGTTGGATGGAACTATAACGCGAGGAACGGCGTGAAGTTCTGCTAATGAGTCTAAGTATTCTGTTATATAGTTAACTTGGCGTACGTCAGGAAGGGCTAAATACGCAGGTGAATATCCCCAAGGGCTATCTGTACCCCATTTAGCAAAACGGCTTACAAGGTAAGGCATTTCGTCGTATCCTGAAACACTAACGCATTCTCTAAAGTCTTTTGATATGTATACGGAAGCTATAGGCTTATTAGCACCATCTTCGCGGTTAGGTAAACGCTGGCTATCTTCACGAGGGAATACTGCATGAACAAAGTCAAAGCTTCTGTCCTGTCCTTTACCTTTGATAGCTGTACGCATCTTGTCGGGCAAGGCATCCTCACCAAACATTTGTATAGCTTGTCTACCTGTTAACTTAAATTCACGCCTTACTGTATCAACTACACCTTCGTCGTTTTCTTCAATGGTGTATGTACCTACTTTGGTATTACGGAAGTTTAAGGCTGCTGCTTTACCCTCTTCGCAGAATATACAGTCAGTACCAAAGATACCGACGTGTAGGTAGGCTATGTTCATTACCGAATAGAAGTTAGAACGTGCTAACTCCTGCATGGTAATGTCTGAAGCCTTGCCTAGCCATATAGCAGCGTCATCTCCACCCGTACGCATGGACTCTGGTGGTTCAAATTGAGCCCAAGGTTCGCTACTAGGTGTTAGCCAATTACGCTGACCAGCAGCCATTGTTTGTGCTGCTTGTATGGCTGTAGTGTCAAAAATGCGGTCGGTCCAGCCTGTGATACCTTCTGTTTTGGTAACATTGATGTCCGACTCTTGTGGTAAAAAGTATTGAGAAATTGTTTGCCAATCAGAATCGAATATAGCCGACCTTTTGGATCTTGCTGATTCGTATTTGTTTAGCTGTTCGTTAGCTAGTAGATCGGCCATATATTAACCCAGCTTAGGAGCTGTTGGGGTTGGGGCTGGGGTTCCAGAAGAAGGCATACCTTTGTATCCGCCAGTGTCACCTGCGAATACAGTCTTCTTAATAGACTTCTTCATAAGGTTCTGCTGAGCTAGGTCTTGTTGAGCCTGGATTACTTCTGCTGAAGATGTGGTTACAGGCGGAGCCGTCACTGGTGTGGGTGCTGCTTGTATTGCTTGTTGTGGATTACCTCCGCCCATAAAATAATTAGTTAAAATCGGTTAATCGTTTAATATCTGAGGTTTGATAGAATCTAAGCTCACGTTTATTGTCAATAAGACGTTCAAATGCCAGCCAAGGAAGGGGGTAAGGCATGGCAGTAAGGCATTTACCTATATCACCAGCCATAGCAAAGACATACCAGCAGTCGCTATTGTTCTCGTCAAATACGTGCGTACAGTCGCAAATATGCTCTTCTGGGGCATTACGTCGACAGTTTTTACCCATAACAAAGTATTCTGGTGTGCTGAAAACATAGCCGTTTCTTAAGAACCATTCTACATAATCGCCGAATTGGGCTTCTTGTGGATTATCAAAATACTTTTGAGCTATGGTTTCGTAAGGACTCAT